CCAACCCACGCCCTACGGGCGTGTCCCGCCCCTGCGGGGCGGTCTCCCTGTCTATTTTTATCCCCTTTTTTATTCGATTTTACAAAGTATCACTTTCTCACTATTTTTGTTAGATGTGAGAACAACGGACAAACTAATCGTCCGCTCTGGGTGAGGGTAGGTCTGGATGAGGGGTCATCCAAGAGGGGGGTCATCCAAGAGCGGTCGGCGGGGGGGGTAGTGGGGGGCGGTGGTGGCGGTGGTGGTGCGGGGGGGCGGGGCGGAGGAGGAATTGTATGATGTGCCTACGCTCACACAATCCAAAAAAAATTGAAATGATTTTACTCATTCAGTCAATCAAGACAACCACCAACAACTCTACGATGTTTTCCGCTATTGCTTCCGCCGTTCTCTCCGCTACTGGTCTCGCATCCAAGTCTTCCTGTATTCTTTTGGAGCGTCTCGGTCAATACCCCCTCGACACCTGTGTCCTCTGCTTCAAATCTGGAATAACACGCAACGCCTCTGGTTGCTGTGATGAGTGCGACCTTTTCGCTGAACTTCTCATCGGCGACAAGGACTTCACCGAAGGGGTCGAAATCATCGTCAAACAAAACCGCAAAGCAGTCGAAACCCTCAAAACCCCCTACTTCCATCTCCAAGCACCAATCGCAGGTATGACTTATTCTCTGTTTGTTCCTGACACTTCCATCTTCTCCAATCCAGAAAAACATCTCTACTACGCTTGTCTCATCCAAGCATTCTTTCGCACTCGCACATCCTATCAAAACGACAAGAAAAAACAGTTCCTCATCGAACCGACTTTCGGCACATTCATCGCCAACGAACAAGGCAGTATCGAGGATATGAAACAATTCTGCTACTGCTGGATGACTTGCGTTCAGGCATCCCTCCAAGTCCCCGTGAGCGACAAAATCATTCCCGACTTCTGGTTGCTTGAAGACTGCGTCGAAGGGACATTTCATCACATCTGCGATATGTTTCCCGACAGGCAACGCAAAATGACTGTCAAAACTCACATCTTTCGCGACGATGACCACCAAATACGCGGTATGTTTCGCCTTGAAGACGACCGCAATATTGATGGTGATGAACTCGCCATCGCATTCGCACAAGGTGCTCCAATCTACAAACAGTCTGGCGATTGTTCTTCTGGAAAGGGGGGTCGTTGCTACGCAGTCCGCCAAAAGTCATTCGCCAAAGACCTACTCTTCATCGACCACATCTGGGAAGAAAAGTTCGGTCAAAAACTCGCCAAAAAAGAACAGCAACGCAAGGAGCAAGAACGCAAAGAAAAGAAACAGCGTCAGCGTGAAGAACAACGCGAACTCGACCGCAAACGCCACGAAGAAGAAAAAGCACTCAAACTCGCCCGTGCCTCCCTCGTCGAAGCAGTCGCCAAAGTCGATGCCGACCTCGAAAAAATCCGCAAACTCCGCGAACTCAACCGCGAAGTCGCCCTCAAAAACCAAAAACTCGCTGACCGCAAAGAAGCAGAAAAACTCGCAAAGGAGGCAGAGAAACGACACGCCGAAAAACTCAAACAAAAAGAACTCGAACGCCAAAAGTTCCTCTCAAAGAAACAGTAAATCTTTGAGACGAACTACTACTACGGGGCAGGGTAAGACCCCTTTTTTTTATCAAAAGAAAAGATTACCTACACTTGATTTTACCCCTCAACTTCTCCAACATCTCCCTCATATTCTTCGCTCCACCCTTCGCCGTCTTCAACTCCTTTTGAAGTCGTGTTGCTTGTATCTTCTCCGCATCATCGTCCAGTTGTTGTCTTCCAGCAATCTCTCGGTCATACATATCATCCTCCTCACTCTCCTCTTCGGGTTCTTCTTCGCTACTGATGAAATCCTCATCGGGCAAAAATGCTACACGCTTCGAACTACCAAAAGTTCCTATCGGCATCTCCTCACCCTCCTCATACGGTAGTCCTGCTCCGTAAGGATTAGTCGGCATCGCCTGTAATGCCTTCATCATTCCCGACCAGTTTCCTCTGTCCTGAAAACCATCGTGTATCATCAAATCCATATACTCGTCATCCATTCCCGCCTTATCCGCCGACACACCACCATACGCTCCATCGCCAACACGAGGGGGTTTCGGTGCTCCCATCGTCGGGTCATACGGTATATTCGCAACACCCGCTCGAACTGCCCTCTCCTCCGCACGACGAAACTTCCTCTGTGCTGTCTCCAACGCCTCCCGACGCTGTCTATTTCCCTGATTGGCGGCGAGTGCCTGTTGTGCCTGTGCTACATTCAGTCGGTTTCCTTCCAACTCACGAATTAAGTTTATATCCGCTCTGTTTAATGCCGCCGCCCTTTGCTGGGGGTCTGGTTGCTGGGGTGCTACTGGCGGTTGTGCTGGTGCTCCCTGTGCTGGAACTGCTCCTTGCTGTGCCTGATATGCCGCTAAATCCTGTTGATATTGTATAAGTTGTGCCCTTTCTCGCCTTACTAAATCCATCGCTTGTCGTCTGTTTTGTATGTTTGGTATATTTGCTGCCGCCCACGCAAACGCCGCCTGTGGTTGCTGTGCCAGTAGTAATGCTTCTGGAACATTAAGATTGGGGGGTTGAGGCGGTGCTCCTAATGCTTGGGGTGCTGGTTGAACTGGTTGTGGAATTGGTTGGGGTGCTGGTTGGGGTTGCCTTTGAACATTTGGTCCAACAATAGGGGCAATCGGTGCTGCTGGTTGTCCTGCTGGTTGAGGGGGTTGAGGAATATCTAATGGTGGCGAAAAATTAACTGGTCGCAGGTCATTATTACTGATATTATCATAACTCTCCAACACCGCTCGAAACTCTGGTATAGGTGTTCCCGCCGCGTGAGCGTTTAATATCTGCTCCAAACTCGGTTTTACACTATCAAACTTCTCCTGTATCGCCTGTTCTTCTCTCGAACTCAACTTTCCCGTCCGTCCATACAGACGAATATACGCCGTCGCACGATTATACGCCGAGAGATATTCACTTATACCCTGCGTCAATTTACCCGCCTCCGCTGGTATCGCCATCGCTGAAACCGCCTGTGATAATGACGATGCCATCTTATCCAAAAATCCCGCCAACTCAAACGCCGTCTTTCTGTCGAGTTCATCAGGTCTTAAAAACTGCTCCTTACTCTGTGCGACAAACGGAAAGTTCAGTAAAAATGCCTTCTCTCTTGCCCGTGCGTCCTCACCTAACGCCTCCGCAATCTGTCTGCTACGCATCGCCCTATCCGCATCCGTGCCTCTGTGTCGATTTGCCATTTTCAGTTGTTTATATTCGTTAATCTCCTTTTGTTTTTATTATTAATTTCACTTCATCATTTCTTATAGAGATTATTCGCCTTTATGTATTTCACCGCCTCCGCCAGTTTCATACCTTTCTCTTTCATCGTCTTACTCACAAACGCATTATACGGACTTGTCTTCCCGCCGTGTGCCCCCTTTCCACTATACTCACTCTTCATCTTACTCATCGCTCCACCAAAAACAGCGTGTAAATTGTTCGTCTGGGTTAATGGATGTGCCCCTCCCGACATCGCCCCTCCCTGACTAACACCCTTCGTCACTCCGTTCAAAATAAGGTTATTTATCTTCTTTGCCGACCTTCCTGTCGTATTCTCCATCTGTGTTCCATCCCATATATTCTGTGATGCTACCTCATCCACAGCACCCGCCTTCTTCTGTGCCTTCGCTGAATAACCACGCTCCGCAACTATCGCTCCCATCGAATTATCTCCACTCACCAGCAGTCCCTCACGCTCTTTCATATTCGTCTTTCGAGAGATTTTCTTATTACCACCCTTAAAGTTAAACATATCATTACCCTCCGTCGTAAATCTATCTATAACAGGTCGAGTGCTAATTTTTTCAGGTTGTTCAGGTTGTTCAGTCATATCCTCAAACCCCAAACCATCCCACCAATTCTTCTTACCTCCCTTCTTACCACCGTGCCCAACAACGACAACATCATCCTCATCTCGCATCGCAGGAGTGGGAGGTCGAGGAGGAGGAGGAGCGACGGGGACATCAGGAGTATCAAAATACGCTTTCAACAACATCAAAGCGGTCGCCCCAACCGCATATGTCGTAGGTAAAAACGGGACAAATAGTTTCAAGTTGTCCTTCGCAAATGTCAATAGAACTTGAAATGCTTGATGGTTATACCCCTTCTTCAAAGTTCTCGCCGCCGTCGCCACCGCCGAAGGGGCAGCGACCGCACCACTCACAATCGCATTCGCCAACGCCGTCACCGCAGGTATGAGAATATTGTCTAACCCCCTTCGACCCAGAGCAAGAATGTCTTGATAAGTTATTCCGCCTTCCAGTTCGCCCATTTTTGACGGGGCGGACGCAACCCCTCTACTGTTTTTTGGCACGATTTTCCTCTTCCTTCCACCTATACCTGACCCTACTGGATTACTCGTCGGCATCGACGCATACGAAGTCGAACCTGTCGCCGCGTTTAATTGCTCCACCTCCAACTTCGGCGAAAAACCGAGAGAATTAGCAGGTATCGGGTCTGCTTGTGCGAACACACCCTCACCACAACCCTTCATTCCCATCCCCATCGACATATTACCCCCCTTCGAACCACGCTTCGCACGAATACTCGCCATATATGCCTTTGCTTCCGCAGAACCCTTCACCAAACGAGCACGACCACCCGAACGACCCGACGGAGCACCATACATTCCACCCGACATTCCCGATGGAGCACCATACATACCACCCGACATTCCCGACGGAGCACCATACATTCCACCCGATACTCCACTTTGACCATAACCCAATAACTCCAACACTCCACCCGCCGCCTCACCATACGGGTTTCCACTATCAATCAACGCCTCCTTCAAAGGCGTTCCAACCACATCCAGAACTGGTTTTATGTAATCTTCCCACACACCCTTCACCGTATCATACGCATCTTTAACAGCATCCACAAAATCACCCCAGTCATTATACCACTCTCCACCATAAAAACCAGCACCACTCTTACCCAATAGGTCTTGAACAAACTCCAACTCTTCTTTCGTAAAATCACGACCACCTGACGCTACCAGTTCAGGGTCTTTCGTCATCCTACCCACCTTCTTACTGTCTTTCATACGGTTTCGCCCACTCGCAAAATCATCGAAGTTTTCATACCACGCCGCCTCCACCTTCGGTGGTTCATCATCTCCTCTATACCTCATATCCTTCATACCCGCCCTTCCACTACCATCACTATTACCCACCTGAACTTTCGTTTCCAAAGGAAACTTCGGTTTTCCAGCACCAGACCTCGCGTGGTCTATCACACCAGCATAAGGCACTTCACGAAACGGCATCGTAGTTCCAACCATCGCCGCCGCATTACCGCCATACCCAGCACCACCATACCCAGCACCGCCATACCCAGCACCACCTCGTCCAGAAAATACAGTATCCCGCCCAGATATAGCATCACTCGCCATACCAAGAGGGGTGTATCGAAATGCCTGACCGATGTCATCGAGAAAACCACCTCCAAACGCCGCCGCACCACCCTCCATACGATACTCCTTTTCCGCCTGTGAAAGTGCTCGGGGATGGTTCGCCGCACCCCTCATAACATCGTTGTATTGAGTATTAATTCCGCTGTCGCTTCCATACCCCCTACCTACAAAATTGGCGGGAGCGTGTCTCGCCGCCCTTTCCATTATCGCATCATTAATCGAAGCAATCCGTCGGTTATATGCCGTATCCATTTTCCGTTTATAAATTAGTATAACAATTGTTTTTATGTCTTATACTAATTTTATCGCTATTTTGTAATTATCTCATCACAAATCTCTCGGCGTTCTCCAAAGGAAATGGAGCGTCAGGGACATCAGCATCGGGAAGCAAGTTTCATACGACCACCGATGCCATCATTACCTTTACCGAGTGCCCCCTTTGCTGCGGAAACTGCGTCCAGAATTGCCTCCTGTGCCTTCGGGGCGACATCAGCAACCGAAGTGACGGCGGAACTTTCAACACCACCAACCAAACGCAAATGACGCTCACTCACGGGTTTCATTTCACTCGCGGCGAGAACATCACTCTTCGTGAGGATACCCGTGTAAGTGGAACTGACACCCTGCGATGTGATAAACAGACCACTATTCACGCACATCAAAACCAGTTCGACAGGTTGGTCAGCAAGAGTGTAATTCTGTATCGTAACGTTGAACTGTAAATTGAAACTACCCAGCGACCCCGCCGCGTAGAACTCCTCTACAATAGGGATATCCTGTCCAAAACGCAAAGCAAGAATAGACCCCGAAGTAAGGACTTGTTGAAGACGAGTATCATAAAGACCACCAGCGGGAGGCAGGTATTTATTAGCATACCCTCGAAACTCCTGCCAAGTCTGGTTCGTGGTTTTCGCAGACATACGATACAAAGTATCCTGTGTAGCGTTCGCAAGGAGACCTGACTGGTTGTTCCAGTTGATAGAAATACCAGTAATGGGGAAGAAACAATCAGCATCACGGTTCGTCTGCTGGGACATCGGTTTTCTCGCACAAATCACCAACATATCGGGGACTTGATTTAACTGAATGTTGTTGCTTGAAAAAGGGAGTGTAGTGGGAACTAACTCATTCGTAGCATTCACCGCCGCAGCACCGATGTTCGTATTAAAGGTAGTCAAATAACGCGGGAAATCAACATAATCCACCACATTTTTCGAGGGCAAAATCTGGGAAGGATGGGGAGTGAGCATCTGGAAAATTAGTCGAGCACCCGTCACATTAACAATCGAAACGGTATATCCAGCAATCGCCGCCTCACTCGCACCGCAACGCCACAAACGGGATGCCTGTGCGGATATATTGAAGATGAAGTTCAAGTTGCTAACACCGTAGAGTGCCATCTGGTTCGCCGAGAGATTGGCGAAGTGAAAGGGAGACAAAAACAGGGGTTCGAGAGAAGTGAAACGAAGACGCACAACACGAAGAGTTCCATCACCGATAGTCTGTTGATTTCTCACACCAGCACCAATAGCAGGTTGGGTCTGCTCCAAACTGTCGATACTGTAAGTGCCACGAGACACAAGGGAGTTATCGGCGGTCTGTGCCCAAGAACCGTTGCTGTTGTTGTTTGCCCCCAACTGGTCGCCATAACTACGGTAAGTATCAGGAGCAAGAGGAGCAATACCGTTCCAACGAGAAAGAGCACGGTCATCACCATACATACGAAGCAACTGGGGCAACACATCACGAATATTCACCGAAACGCTGTTGTTATTCACCTGAACTTGAAGGGTAGTGGCGGACATATGAAGGGGAAGGGGAGCAAGAGCATCACGATTACCCAAATCAACCAAAAACTCACCAGCGGCGGGAGTGCCTCTAATTTCAAGTTCATAAGTAGATTGCCAAACAATATTTCGGTCGAGAAGCGTAACTTCACTCGGGGTCTGGATAGAAAAAGTCTGCGAAGAAGCACTTGCCGAAGTAGCAGGATAAATCTGGGTGGTAACATTCTGCCCTGATTTTACAACACCAAAGGGGAGACTGTCTGTCACCCTCATACGAGCGTCTTCGACCAAAACTTTACGAAAGTCTGCTGAACTCATTTTTATTCGATTTTATGAATATAGTTATAACTTTGTTTTTATATATAATTTCAGTTGTATTTTCGTTCGCCGAGAGATTAATCAATTGTCGCGTTGTAGAAGTCCTTCCTTCTAAACAGGATTTTAATGGATGCCGCACAACCCGCCGCCAAATTGAACCTATGTAATCCGCTGAACTTATCCTTCCAAAACACCGAAACCTCCACCGCATTCACAGGGGTCGTGCCACGCAAATCCAACATACGATACTCCGCCGTCGGCACATATGTTACCCTCGTCTGGGACGATGTGCCTGTCGCACCCTGTAATTCAAAATCAGTCAAAACTGGTGCTGTCACGTTGTTATTGCCCGATGAACGCAAATTACTACTCGTCACACCATCGTAAAAATTGAAAATCGCTGGTTTTGATAATAGGGTATTTTGAACTGGCAGGAGCGATGTCGAAAACACAAGGGCAGATATGGGCGAAAATAAAATAGTGGTTGAATGCTCCTGCGGGACTATAATCTGCGGGATTGCCGCCACCGCTGATGATTGTGGCGTAAGGGGGTAAGTCGGTCTGCTACCTCCATTCGTGTTTTGATACTGGTTGTTATATACAACAATCATATCCTCTGTTCCTGTTGTTAATTGAAACTGCTGATTGCCTTGAAACACCGTAGGAAACGAGTTCAGCAGATTTGATAGGGGGGTATTCATATAAAGTTTAATCACTCGTCCAACAAAACCAGCGGTATTTGCGGCGTTCTGGTCGTAAGTATCGTAGGCGAAAGGGGTTGCCACTCCTGAAAGTGCTGGGGGACAAAGGGGGAAACTCAACGAAAACAACTCGCCACGAGGGTCATAAGTCATCTGCGGACAATAATTGACGCTGATATTCGCGGGTGTCCCTGCCTTTGTGCCTAACGCTGGTTGCCCAATACCAATTAAATAGGTGTTGAAATTATCAAACGCCGACTTCAAAGCATTATTCGCATATTGAAGCACCAACGAAAACTCATTTACATAGTAATATTCCGTAGTTAAATCCTGAAATGTCAAAGCACCAGACGGAGGGGGGATTGTAAGGTCATCTGGTATATAAATCCAGTTCTCTTGTGCTGGAAGATAATATGTCGGCGACCCCACCGCTGAATAGTCCGTCACACTCATACCCCAAGCATAAATCAGTTTATTCGGGTTCGCCTGTCCTAACAACACTTGCGGAATAAAAATAGGAAGGGTCGGGGTCTCGATACTGAAACGCACAACCGACAACAGGTAATCCTCTGGATACTTAATGATAGGGTTCTGTCTAATCTCGTTGAAGGTCAGGGGTGGGGCAGTCGTCCCCACTAATGTCGGGTTGTAATCACTCACAACATTAATGTCGTAGTATAAATTGTAGGGGTCGGCAGAAGTCAAATTACCTCTTGTTGTCATTTTTACTTGTTTATATTCCTAATTGTCCTTTTGTTTTTATTATTAATTTCATTCACGATTGTTCTTAATTTCATTTACGCGTGTCTGCGGTAGAGGTTCGCAGAAAACTTCGGGTCGCGACGCATCTCCTCCGCGATGCCCCGCTGATACACTTCACTCTTCCCTGTAAAGTCAGCGACCACCTTAAACTCCTTACCTCCGTATTCGAAATACTCCGTATCGTCATCACGCAACCACCCCATCGAACCAAACACAATCTCACCTCCGTTGCGGTTCTGTTCCATAACAGCGTTGAAGAAGCACATTCCAAAGTAGGGGCGGTCTTCGAAAATCCGCCGAAACTCGGTTGCGTAGTTGTCTCCAAACACATTCTTCGCCTTCTTGATGTGCGACGCAATCATTATTTTCTGCGTCATAGCAGGGGCGGGGAGGTGGCAGGAAACATATTGAAGTCGATTTTGTCTTTGTATGTCTCTGTGTTCAGGAAACTTCGGGTCAATCACGCGTCCATCTCGCACCACCCAGAAGTGTCCCATCATCACTTCGGGTAAGTCCATCGCCATAATGTCGTAGTAGTCGCGTCTGTTCTCTGTTGTAAATCCGCTCATCGTTGTCTGTTGTCTGTATGTCTGGCACATATGAGTAAAAGGATTTCAATTTTTTTTGGACGCACCGCCACCACCACCGCCCCACCACTACCCCCCCACCGACCGCTCTGGATGAGGGTATGTCTGGATGAGGGGTCATCCAAGCGGGGGGTCATCCAGCGGGGTCAGGGGTCATTCAGGTCTGGATGAGGGTAGGTCTGGATGAGGGGTCATCCAATCGGGGGTCATCCAAGAGCAGAATGCGGGGGGGGGTAGTGGTGGTGGCGGGGCGGGGCGGGGCGGGGAGCGGAGCGTCCAAAAAAAATTGAAATGATTTTACTTCTGTGTGCTATCCACAGACTACCGATTACGATTACGATGACTTGCTCCGTTTGCCACCAGAAGGGACACAACAAGAGAACTTGCGAACTCAATACAAAAGTCGCAACCACAGGTAAATACGCGGGTTTGACCGCCGTCCAGATTGAAGCAATCTTCGCCGAAAGAGAACGCAAAAACTACGAAGAACTCGTTGCCCCCATCATCGCCGCCGCCTCCGCATTTATCCCCCCAAAATCCGCCTGTGCCGACTGCGGACAAATTGAAACCGAATGCCGTCTCGAACGCGTCGGCGGAAAGGTAATGTGCTGTGATTGCCTTGACCCCAAACCCACAGAAGAAGAAGAAGACGACGACGAAACCGTCAGCGTGGTAAGTGAAGACACCTGCGAATGCTGTGGAAGACCCTACGACCACCGCAATCCTCACCGCCAGAGCGAAATGTGCGACTGCGTCCAGAACGACGACGGAACGCTTTCAAGACCCGAAGTTTCGATTTGCGAGGCGTGTGGTGTGCCTGAAACCGACGAGTGTCGCCCCGACTGTGCCTATCAGGCGAGACGACAGAGGGAAGAAGAGGAAGAACACCGACAGAAGAGTATTCCAGACGACCTCGAACTGCCCTGCCCCGACTGCCGTCGCTGGTTTGACGAAGGAAAAGAAAGATGTAAGTCCTGCGACTACAAGTTTGACGGCGAAGAAGAAGACGACGACGACGAAAAGTTTGAATGTTGCGGATGCGGTAAGTGGGATTTGAGGGACTGGATGTTGAATACCAGATACGACGACTACTACTGCGAGAAATGTTGGGAAAATGTCCCAAAGGAACTTCACCCTTATATTGAGGGTTTGGATGATGAGGACGAACTCTGCTCGGCGATTGACGCATCTGGAAATGCTCTGTATTAACTTGGATAATACAGAACTACTACTGAATAAATCTAATCATCATCATCATCCTTGTCCTCTAACATATACACACACTTTTCACTCACGACCGCCTGTGGATAATTCTTCGCTATGGTTATCCAGCGAGAATTAATTTTTTTCATCTCCTTCATCATCTTATTATTGATACCTATGTAATTTTCGAGCATATACTTCGTGCTTTTCGTCATAACTGACTTCGGGAAAAAGGTGACGAAATGACATTCGTTTAACATTTGCCGTGTTGTTTGGCGGTCGCTCGGTAAATGGAATGTGAGAATACAACTAATCTTATGGTGTCGCCCCGTCTGTAAAATCTGGTCGAGTATCTTGAAAACCTCTTTTCGGTGTGCTTTATTTGAGAGTGTATCACAGTCATCAAAAATCACCATACTTTCGGCAAACTCACTCGCCTCTATCGGGTCGCTCACCAGCGTATCATCTATCTTCGGGCGTTTCAGGTTTTTTATATCATCCACACTCACATCATCGGGTAATGACGAAAACATATATATCGGTCGGTCGGGGAACTTCTTCGTGTATTCTTTACACACCATCTTCGTATAATACGACTTGCCCGAACCTGACGCACCCACCACATACCAGATTTGACGCTCTGTTTTTGGATTGACCATTTGGACGAACTTGCCCTCATCGTGTTCGGGAATTGTTGCCCTTTTGAATAACTGAACCCTCTGCTCTTTCAACCCCTTTTCATCGGGCGTAGCGAGAAACACTTTTTTACCATCATTCGAACCCCCCACGATTTTACAAAAGGGAGCACCGATTTTATCAAGATTGAGAGACATTCTGTATTATAATAAAATGAAATTATGTTTATTATAATTTATATGATTGAACACAATAGTCTTTGTGCCGTTTTATTGATTATCTTCTCGTTATTCTTAATCACATTATCTATCCTCGCACGGGTGATACTACCCTTCATACCCAACTTTGCTTGTAAAAATGTCGAAACCCTCAACTTCAAGGTCTTATCCAATTCCCATTTTAGGGTCTGGACTGCTTTCAACTGCGATGTGATTTGATACAGTTTTCCTGTTTCACTATTAAACAACTTGACTAACTGGATTGCGGTCTCGGGTTCTTCGTTTTTAATCCGCATCATCGAAAACAGACGCTTCAACGCTTTCCAGTATCGTCCCTCACTCACCAGTTCGCCGAAGTCCTGCTCCAATTCCTTCAATCGCTCCTCTTCATCACCTCCCGTTTCGTCATCGCCGAGAGAATACATACACGACGCATCGAAAAACTCATTACTCGCTTCCTTGCGAAATACGACATCCACCTTAATAAAATCAATATCATCGAAGGGTATTTTGCCGAAAAAGGTGTGTGAAAACTCCGCTCCGCGATAAATCCGCTCCTTCTTCCCAGCGTTCGACTGGATTTTCATCTCCACGAAATACATATCTGGATTATTTGCGATGCTATTCACAACATCATTCATCCCAGTAAAAACCACATCTCTCGGCAGTTCGCTTATATCCATCGTAAAATCATAATCACCAGTATATAATTGCGACTTCAATCCCGCCGTTCCAATCAGTCTCGGTTTGCGGTCATTCAGCGAAAACGCTTTCACCAGCGGATACTCCTCGCTCGTAGGGTATTTCCGTTCTGTTATAGTTGTCATTTTATTCTATGGGTTTTTGTTTTTATTATGTTCTTCTACCATCTTTCGTTGTGCTGGTGTCAGCGATGCTTCTACATTCTTCCGCATCAATTCACCCCTCGCCTCCATTTTCGGTTTCAAATCACGAGCGATTGCGAAAACCTTCGGCACTATTTCACTCCTAATTTTAGAACTGTATTGCTCTTTTATTGCCGCAGTAAATCGTTTCTCTTCACTCACCCCTTCAAAAAACACCTCAAATTGGTTTCGTCGTTTAAATCCCATCCCAGCACTTCTTGTGCCACTATCGACCCTCGAAATACCATCTATTCCTTCCAGACGCATCATACATCGTTGCGTTAATTCAGGTAAAAAAAATCCCTCGTGTTCGTCCAAAGCAAAGTTCATCGTTGTAAAAGGACGCGTTTCGGGTGTCCAAAATGATACTGATGATGGATAATTCTCGTCCGCTTTCGTCATAAACATCGTTAAAGTAAGATGTTTTTCTTTGTCTTTCCCTTGTGCGTCGCAAGAGGCGTTCCTTCTTTCGGCAAGATATACATCAAACGGGTCATCTCTCATCATTTCAGCAACCAAGTTCAAGCAACCAAATCCACATCTCACAAAAGTAGAAATATATTTTTCAAGCAACTCATCTATTTTCAATCCAACATCTTTTTTATTCATTACATTCGCGATATAATTTATCAGTCCCGCCTCCTGCTTTTGAAATAACACCTCAATATCGTCTGGTAATAGATGCCCTCGCACCGTCTCCCCCTTCACTCGCTTCTCCGTCGTATCCGCTATTCTCGCCCTCGCCTTCTGTGATTGAAACGCACTCTCATCCAGTCCCAGTATATCCATCACTTTTCGTGCCAGTCCGCTCCTTCCCAATAATACCGCCCTCATTCTCGGGGTCATCTTTGTTTCTCGTATCCTCATAAACAGTCGTCTATCCGCTTCTGTAAATGCTGGTGATTTCATCAGTTTCATATACGCCCGTTGTGGTGCTTGACTAACCGCCACCACCGCTGTTTCTTCTGGTTTCGCAAACTCCCCCGCTGGATTTCTCGGTTGCTCCGCTACCAACTCTTCACGCAATTCAACCCTCGCACTCGCAGGTGCTTTCGGTGCTTTCGGTTTTCGCGGTGCTTTCGCATCAAGTCCCATCGTCTCCCGATAATCTTTTTCACTTGGAAACTCTTGTTTTATTACGAGTTTCATCAACGCTTTCATTAGGGGTGTTTTATCACCTAATTTTCCAATCGATTTATCATCTTGCCAAACCCCTCTGTTTGCGTAAAACTCCAAGTTCATATCTTCTTCCCCTTTCGGGTCTTCTATATCATATTCTTTTCCCTTATATGTATAGGTTGAAACCTCCACATCCTCCTCCTCTTCGGGTTCAGGTGATTTCGGTTGCTTACTTTCGAAAAACGGCAAACTTTCACTACTGGATTTCGCTTTCGGCGACGCAATTTTCTCTTGACGCATCACCATCTTCACCAGCGTCTTTCCCACATCATCTACCGTCAATTTTCCAATCTCTTCTTGGTCGCTATCAAATACCCTTCTCTCATCAAACGCCAATCCTTCTCTCGGTTCTTCCACCCAATAAATCTCATCACCCATCTTATATTCCGCAACTTCAACTTCGGGTTCTTCTTCCTCTTCTTCGGGTTCAGGTGCTTTCGGTTTCTCACGCTCTTCACGCCTCGCCTTCGCCCTCTCCCGCTTCGCCTTCGCCGTCTGTTTTTTCTTCGCTTCCCTCGCTTCTATCGCCTTTCGCTTTTGCTCCAACTTCGCATCGAAAATCGCCTTCCACTCTTCAATAGTGTATGTCTTTCCGCTTCCTTCCATTCCACCTCCTTCAAGAGCAGGGTTAGCAACAGGGTAAATTAAGTGCGACTTAATCAAGTAGTCTTTCTCCTTTGATGGATTATAGTAGTTAGTTTTATTAGCATTTACTCTAATTTCGGTATTCGGGGCGTATTGTCCCATCAATATAAATAAGGGGTCGGTATCCAAATAAACACGGTGGTTCAGTATGTTTCCGTCGAGCAAATGCTTCTTCTCAATAGCAGGGTTATATGTGATTGCTTCTTCAATCAATCCCATCTCTAAAAATCGGTCTATGATGCTTCCTGCGAGAGAATGTCCCGTCGCCACATAATAAAATTGTGATGGAGGGTAGTTCCGTTGAAACGCAATCAACTTCCCCAAATCGTCCTGAAACCGTGTCGTCAGTCTCAAATCACTCCTCGTCCCAATCACAAACCAAGTATAGAAATCCGTCCAACTTTGAAAATCCGTTCCACGAACACCCACCAAAATCACATTCTCATCATCTCTACGGTAAAATCGTATTGATGTATCATCCTGTATCATCTTAAAATCTGGTAATTCTATCGCTTTACTCTGGTTATACATACTTGCCGAGAGATTGAACGCATTAAGTCGCCCTTGCTCGTCCGTCTCACCATACGCCTCGTAATCTGGTGTGAATGACTGTTGTCCCGCCTTCACGAAATCTGCCGATGGATTAAATATCCGCACTCCTGCTTTCTGTAATATGTATTCCATCGCACCTGCCCCCAGCAGTTCTTCTTCTTCTTCCCGAGTGAAACCACCCATCTTCTTCGCCATCGCACCCCCTTCCACCTCTGCCTGTTGTAGTAAATCCACCGACCCCTGTGCTTGTTCCTCCACCTTTTCACTCGCCTCTTCCGCCCGTAGTTGCTCTAACCGTTCGTTATAATCAGCAATTTCCATCTCATTATTGTTAGGGTCGGCAAGTTGTTCTTCCAGTATTGCTATTTTTTCCGCAACGGGTTTTGCCTCCCACTCGGCAATATCAGCATTCATTTCCGCCATATTTGCTTCTCCGTCCGCTTTCTGTTTGGCATAATATTCGATGTCTCGCTTTGCTTTTTCGGCGTTTTCAAACATCATCCTATCCTTAAACTCCTGCTGTCCTCTCAAAACCAAGTCCTTCTGTCGTTTCAAAACTCGCTCCTTTGCTTCACGCATCTTCGCCAGTCTCGCTTGGTCTGCTTTATCCGTCGTTGGTCTTTGACCGACCATAAGAAATCGCCCCTCTCTCGCTTCTTCATCTGCTATGTCCTTATTAACCTTCTCCAACGCGTTTTGTGTCTGTGCTCTATCCAACGCCAACTTGCCTTCTTTCCATTCGAGTAATTCCTGTCCTTTCAGGGTGCGTGGGTCGATTTTTGCGAACCGTTTCAGGTCTCCTTTCGTCCAACCTTCATCTTCGTATCCTACCGCAACCTCCTCGTCCTGTTTGTCGGCGACGAATTGACGCAATTGAGCGTATTTTTCCTTTACTCCCTCTTCGGGTATCCATATAAACGGGTCATTTTGAAGGCGTTCTAATGTTCCATCTACA